ACTAGTGCGCGTCCCACTGAGGGACACCAGACCATGACTACCGACTTCGACAAGCTCATTCCCCGCGCCAAGCAGGCCGGGTTTATCGCCACCGCCACCGCTGCAGCGATCACCGCCCAATTCGGCTGGCATCTCGGCCGTGGCCTGCTCGAGCAGCTGAGCCTTGCTATCCTGCTTGCCCTCTGCACCGTGATCGTCGGCTATGCGCTGGTGTTCGCGTTCGCAGCCTACCGCCGTGGCCTAACTGTTGTCGGCCATGCCGCCGTGGCTTTGTTCGCCATTGGCGTAACGGTCGAGTTCCTGAGCCACACGGGATTCACAGCTTCCAACCGTGACGCGACCATTGCTCAGGCCAAGCTGCAGCAGACGGTATCGACGCACAACATCGGCGACGTTGACCGTTTGTCAAAGAACGTGGACCGCCTGCAGAGCCGTTTGAAGATGGTCCCTGTCCGCAATGCCGATCAAGCGCAGGCTGCCATCGACAACGCCATGGCCCATCGCTTCTGGAACACCACGGACGGGTGCAAGCGCACCACGGGACCGCAGACCCGCGCGTTCTGTTCTGACTATGCCTCTGCCATTGCCGACAAAGCCGGCGCCGTCGAAGCACAGACCGTCCGCGAAGAGCTGAAGCAGGCCGAGGCTGAACTCGCCACCGCTCGCAAAGCCGTGTCCTCAAGCCAAGCCACCACAGCGGTTGCTGCCAGCCAGGGCGCCGTTCTCGCGTCCATCATGACCGCCAGCGAGGCACCCAACAGCAGCGCCGTCTACTGGGCCGGCATTGGCATCAGCAGCATCCTTGCCCTGTTCGCGATCTGCGCCGGGGGGCTGCTTAACTTCATCGCCTACGCCTTTGACAGCGTGGCCGGCACCGTTCAGGGCATCGCCAAGGCAGCCGACAAGGCAACCGCCGTCAAGGACCGCTGGCTTGCCACTCACCACATCCGCACCCCTGAGGGCATCCAGCCCCGCACGGCGGTGATGGCGTAATTCAAACAACTATCAAAGGAAATCAAAGACGTGTCGCGTGGCGGTAAGAGAGAGGGCGCCGGACGTAAGCGTGGCGCCCTTAGCAAAAAGACGGTCGAGATAGCAACGCGAGCAGCCGAGGAAGGCATTACGCCGCTCGAGTTCCTGCTGTCCGCCATGCGTGACGAGGGCCAGCAATTCGACAAGCGCCTCGATGCTGCAAAGGCAGCTGCTCCGTACATGCACGCGCGCCTTTCGAACATTGAGCACAAGACTGACCCTGACAGCATGTACGGCATCGCGTTGATTTCCGCAGTCCCTAGGACCGATGCAGACCCAAACAGCGATCAGCCCAAGACGCCGCGTCATTGATCTCGGCTATCGGCCGCGCGAGCAATTTGTCCCGTTCCACAAGCGCCGCGCCCGTTGGTCCTGCCTTGTCGCCCATCGCCGCGCCGGCAAGACGGTCGCATGCGTTATGGATCTAATCGACTGGGCGCTGCGCTGTGACAAGCCGGACGGGCGCTTCGGTTACGTGGCCCCGCACTGGAACCAGGCTAAGGATGTCGCCTGGCTCTACGTGAAGCGGTTCACGGCGCCGATCCCCGGCGTGAAGCTGAACGAAAGCGAACTGTACGTTGAGTTCGCCCACAACAAAGCCCGTGTTCGCCTCGCGGGTGCCGACAACTATGACCGGCTTCGCGGCGCCTACCTCGACGGCTGCATTCTCGATGAGTACGGCGACATGCACCCGGCAGCTTGGCCCGAGGTCATCCGCCCGATGCTCGCAGATCGCAAGGGCTGGGCCACGTTTATCGGCACACCGAAAGGCCGCAATGACTTCTTTCACGTGTGGGAGCGGGCGCAGCAGTCACCGGACTGGTTCGCGCTGATGCTCAAGGGCTCCGACAGCGGCTTGCTTGATGACGAAGAGCTTGACGCGCTCAAGGCCGAGATGACGCCGGAGCAGTACAGCCAAGAGATCGAATGCGATTTTAACGCGGCTGTGGTGGGCGCGTATTACGGCAAGGAAGTGGTTGACGCGGAGCGCGCCGGCCGCATCCGTCCGATCGAGGTCGATCCGTCGCTGCCGGTCTATACCGCGTGGGATTTGGGCGTGGATGACAGCACGTCGATCTGGTTTTTCCAGGTGGCGCACGATGGCGTCCGGTTCGTGGACTACTACGAGAACGCGGGCCACGGCCTCGAGCACTACGTCGGCGTTCTGAGAGCACGCGGATACAGCTATGCGGACGATTGGGTGCCGCATGACGCGAAGGTCCGCGAGCTAGGAACCGGACGCACCCGTGTTGAGACGCTGATCAGCTTAGGCCGCAAGCCGCGCCTGATCCCAGCGCACACGATCATGGACGGCATCAACGCCGCCCGCATCGGCTTCCCGCGCTTCTGGTTCGATAGCATAAAGTGCAAGCACGGCCTCGAGGCGCTGCGCCAGTACCACGCCGAGTTTGACGGCAAGGCTAAGACGTTCAAAACGAGCCCTAAGCACGATTGGACGAGCCACGCCGCCGACGCCTTCCGCTATGCGGCCATGGCCTGGCGCGAGATGCAGCCGGAGGCCAAGCCGTCCGACCCGATCAAGGCTCTGTTGAAGCCCCGCACCATGGCCGACGTGCTCGGCGAGATGGACGACGAATGAGCAATCACAGCGGCCTGCAGGCTGCCATCCGCGCCAGCACCAGCACCACGGGTCCCTATAACGCGGACTGGCTGGCGCTGTTCACCAAGGATGGCACCACGGGCACAACCTACAACGAGCGCATGCTGGCGTGGATCAACGCGGAGCTTGTGGCGTCGTACACGGCGTTGCCCGAGGCGCAACAGGCCTATGCCGTCGCCAAAGGCTTCACGAATTGGTCGGCAATTAACACCGCGACGGGGCTGTGATGGACGAGCCCGGCAAAGCCGAAGACACCGACGACAAGGGCATGACGCCGGAGCAGGCTTCGCGTCACTGGCAAGTCCAGCTGCATCTCGCGGAACGCGAGGTCAAGGACTGGTGCGAGTACGGCGACAAGATCCAGAAGCGGTATCGGCGCGAACAGCAGGCGGCGCTCCGCAATCGCAAGTCGCGTCAGTTCTCGATCCTGTATTCGAACACCGAAACGCTCAAGTCTGCTTTGTACGCTCGCACGCCAAAGCCGGACGTGCGTCGCCGCTTTGGGGACCGCAACCCAGTGGCCCGCACGGTGGCCGAGATCGTCGAACGGTCGCTGTCCTATTGCGCCGACAACACCAAACACGACAGGGCCTACCGCGCCGGCGTGCACGATCTGACGTTGCCGGGGCGTGGCGTTGTGCGGCTCGAGTACGAGGCCGAAACCACGCAGGCCCCGCAAATCGATCCGATAACCGGTCAACCCATGATGGGGCCGGACGGCCAGCCGGTGATGGTTGAGCAGATCGGCGAGCAGGAGATCAAAGAGCATCACGTTTACTGGAAAGACTTTCTGTGGTCGCCGGGGCAGTGCTGGGATGAGGTGACATGGGTTGGCTTCCGCCATCGCATGTCCCGTCACGATCTGAAAGAGAACGGCTTCGAAAACCCCGACGAGATTCCGCTCAATTGGGCGCCCGACATGGGCGACAAGTCGGATCGCGACATCCCCGACGACATCAAGCGCGCCGAGGTGTGGGAAATCTGGTGCAAGAGCAGCAAGCGCCGCTATTGGATCGTCAAGGGGCACCCGAAGGCGCTGCGGATCGATGACGACCCCTACGAGCTCGAGGGCTTCTTTCCGCTGGCTGAGCCGCTGTCCGCCGTGCTTGGCACCGACAGCTACGTGCCGACGGCCTATTATGCGGAGTATGAGGACCAGGCCGAGGATCTGGACGAGATCACGGGGCGCATCTCCAATCTGGTGAAGGCGCTGAAGCGGCGCGGCGTGTATGACGCCAGCGTGCCTGAGCTCAAACGGCTTGCCAAGGCAGGCGATAACGAATTCATCGGCGTGGACGGGGCGAAATACAACCTCGTCCAGCAGGCTGGCGGGTTGAAGAAGGCCTTCGACACCGAAGACATCAAGCCGATTGCTGACACCCTCATCGGCCTTTACGAGCAGCGCGATCGGCTCATTCAGGCAATTTACGAGATCAGCGGCATTTCCGACATCGTGCGCGGCTCCACGAACCCGAATGAGACCGCGACGGCGCAGAACATCAAGGCGCAGTTCGGATCGATGCGGCTTCGCGATGCACAGCGCGAGGTTCAACGGTGGGTGCGCGACAGCTACAGGATCAAGGCCGAACTGATCTGCCAGAACTTCACGCCGGAGAAGCTGGCCGCGATCACGGGCATGAACGCACAGGATGAGTGGTTTCAGCAGGCCATCCAAGTTCTGCGCTCAGACGACATGCGCGGCTATCAAATCGACATCGAGACCGACAGCACCGTGTTCGAAGACGCGGAGGCCGAGAAGCAGAGCCGCGTTGAGATGCTGACCGCTATGGGCGGCATGGCGCAGCAGTGGCTTCCCGTCGTGCAGATGGGTGGCCCGCCGATGCTCAAACTCGTGGGCGAGTTGATGGCGTTCGGCGTGCGCGGCTTCAAGGCCGGGCGCACCATGGAAGACAGCATCGACGAGGCGTTCCAGACGCTGGCGCAGCAGCAGGCGCAGGCCGCGCAACAGCCGCCGCCGCCTGATCCTGCCGTGGTCAAGGCCGAGGCCGACATGAAGGCCAAAGAAGCCGAGATGGCCATGAAGCGGGAGGGCCATCAGCTAGACATGCAAGCGAAGGTCATGGACCTGCAGGCACACCAGCAGAAGACCGCGATTGACATGGAAGCGCAGCAGGCCAAGGCCGCGTTCGCACGCGATGCCGGCATGATGGCGCTCCAACAGAAGGCAGCCAATGGCCAACAGCGCCCGAATTGAAGCGCAGCGCGCTAACGACCAGCCGAAGTGCGCGAATTGCGGATGGTGGAAGGGCGGCGAGACTTCTGCCGGGCCATGCGAGCGGCACAACGCGAAGACGCTCGATATGGGGCTGTGCTCAGACTGGCGCGACAGCGACGTGCTCGCCGACGTGCTGCCACCCGATGATCCGCTTCCAGACGACGTGCCGAGATGGGTGCAGGAATGAGCCGCAAACGCTTTCGTTACGATCCAGACCTTGAGCGCATGGTGGAAATCTACGACCACAACGGCCCCGAGGTGACGCCCGCGCACCAGTTTGTGCCGGACATCAAGCCATTCCGGACCCAAGACGGCGTCGAGATCACGTCGCGCTCCAAGCTCAGAGAGTACGAAGCCCGCACGGGCACGAAGCAGGTTGGCAACGACTGGACCGGCTCGAGCAAGCCCGTCTGGTGGGATGCCTGGAAATCCGGAGAATTGCGTGGCTGACGAGACCAACGACGACACCAGTATCGACGCGGTGCTCGACAAGGCACTTGCCAATTTCGACGGGCCTGCAGAGCCTGTCACAGAGACACCGGACGAAGCACCCGAGGCCACGGCGCGCGATGATGGGCGCGACGACAAGGGCCGCTTCGTTCCCAAAGATCCGAAGCCCGTTGAGGGCGGCGACGTGCTCGCCGCAGCCGACGACGGCGCTAAGGCCCCGGTTGAGACCGTGGAAGCCCAATCCGCACCACCGGCAGCGCAGCCGGCATGGACGGACGGCCACTTCACGGGATGGAAGCCGGAACAGCGTGAGGCGTTCGCGAAGCTCCCCGCTGACGTGCAAAAGCTCGTCATGGACCGGCAGAGCGAAACGACCGCGTTCTATCAGCGCAAGCTGGCCGAGGCCGGCGACGCCCAAAAGCAGCTCGAGCCCATTCTGGAAGCGACACGCGAAGTGGCGCCGACCCTGCGCAGCATCGGGAAGTCTCCCGGTGAACTGATCAAGTCGTATGCCAACATTGAAGCGACGCTCGCCTACGGCACGTATGCCGATAAGCTGAAGCTGTTTGGGACCATCGCACAAACCTACGGCATTCCGTTTGCGCCACCCGAGCCCGACCCGTTCGCCGATCCGCTGCAGCCGCAGGGGCAGGCGTATCCGGTCGTCCATGATCTGCAATCTCAGATCCGCCATCTAGAAAGCCAACTCCAATCGTATCAGCAGCAGCAGGAATTGCGCGCTACTGAGCAAGTTCACAGCACACTCGCCGCCTTTTCCAGCGCAACCAATCCAGACGGCTCGCCAAAGTACCCCTTCTATGAAGTGGTCAAGCCAGCCATGGGACAGCTGCTTGCGGATGGGAAGGCCACGACGCTGGAGGACGCCTACGCCAAGGCCACCGAGCCCTTGCAGCAGAAGCTGCAGGCCGAGTTGACCGCCCGGCAAAGGCAAGCTCAGGAAGCGCAAGCTCAGGCTATTGCACGCGCAAAAAAGGCTGCCCCGGTCAGGTCGTCAGGCGTCACAGCCAACGGCAAGACCAAATCGGCCTCGCTCGATTCGATTTTGGACGGCGCTTTGTCGTCGGCGGGACTGTGAGCGCACCCAACTAGCGAGCACACAACACCATGGCATCTCCTAACTCGTCCTTCACGGACATCGTAACCACGACCTTGCAGGGCTATTCCGGCGAGCTCGCGGACAACATCACGAACCACAACGCCCTGCTCCGCGCCATCGAGCGAAAGGGCAACGGCAACACCGCGACCGGCCGTTCCATCGTCCAGGAGCTTGAGTATGCCGAGAACGGAACCGTGAACTGGTACACGGGCGCCGAAGCACTGGACATTTCATCGTCCGAGACGTTCACGGCTGCCGAGTACGCCTACAAGCAGCTCGCCGGCAACGTGGTCATCACCGGCCTTGAGGAAATCCAGAACAGCGGGCGCGAGGCGGTGCACAACCTGCTCAAGTCGCGTATCCGCAACCTTGAGAAGTCGCTGAAAAACACGGTGGCGACGGCGCTCTATGCCGATGGCACGGGTTCCGGCGGCAAGGAGTTCGGCGGGCTGCAGCTGCTCGTTGCCGACACCAATACCAACACGGTCGGCGGCATCTCCGGCAGCACCTACAGCTGGTGGAGAAACTACGTCTACGACTTCTCGACCAATGGCGTCACGGCCTCGGCCACGACCATCCAGAACGCCATGAACACGGCGCACATCAACGTGATCCGCGGCGCGGACAAGCCTGATCTCTGCGTCGCCGGCCAGACCTACTACTTGTACTACCTGAACTCGTTGCAGGTGAACCAGCGGTTCAGCGACGACAAGGGCGCAGGGGCCGGGTTTACGAACCTGACGTTTATGGGCAACCTGCCTGTGGTGTACGACGACCAGTGCAACGCCACGCGCATGTATATGCTCAACACGGACTACCTATTCGTGCGCAAGGCGAAAGGCCGCTGGATGAAGCCGGCTGGCGATAAGGCCTCCGTGAACCAAGACGCGATGGTGATGCCGATGTACCTCGCCGGCAACATGACCGTTTCAAACCGCGAGCGCCAGGCCGTCATCTGCGCCTAATCTGTCAGGAAGGACTGAAACAATGCCGAACACGTTTTATGCAACGAGCGGGTTGATCGGGCCGCGCCTGACCGACACGACGACGACGGCTGACTTCAAGCTGGGGCAGCGCATCCAGGGTACGGACGGCACGGAATGGGTCTATTGCGTCTCGTCCGGCGCAATCACGCAGTACCAGGCGGTGGGCATCAACGAGGATTTTGACGCCTACTCGCTGACCTCGACGCTGGCCGCTCAGTCCGATGCCATCGGGTTCGCCCAGAACGCTTTCGCGGCTGGCGAATACGGCTGGATCGCTGTCCGTGGCACGAACATCAAGGTGCGGACCAAAGCCAGCGCCGTGGCCGACACGCAGCTGTGGACGACGGCTTCTGCTGGCGTTCTCGACGATGCAACGGCAGCCGGCGCGGTTAAGATTGACGGCGTGGTGCTCGTATCGAGCGCTTCGACGGCAGCCAACGGCGCCGCCGGCATCGAGGTCAAGGCGTCCTGGCCAGCGATCCGCGAGACCTAATCCGGAGCTAACCTATGGGCGTTGCCCTGAACAAAGTCGAGTTCATCCACGGGACCAACGCCGACAGGTCGGTGTTCGTCGAGAACATCGCGGCAAACATGACGGCGGCGGCTCAATACGGGCTGCCGACGTTCCAGACAAAGCGGGCGGTAATGGTGGCTGGGGGGCCATCCGCCGCCGACTACATCGACGCCATTCGAGCCCATCGCGAGACAGCCGAGATTTGGTGCGTCAACGGCGCTCACGATTGGCTTCGATCGCACTGCGGTGTGCGGCCGAGCGTCTGCGTGGTCATGGACGCCAACCCGGTGGCAGATCAGTGGATCAAGCAACCGCTTCTAGGCGTGCGCTACATGATCGCCAGCCAAGCTAGCCCCTTGCTGTTGCGGCGGCTGATCGGGACGGGTGTGCGTGTGCAGCTGTGGCATGCCGCGCTCGACAATGACGCGCACGATCTGATGGGCGCGGACGCGACGATTACGGCGCCAGCCAACACCGTAGGGCTGCACAGCCTGCAGCTGATGCTGCTCTCCGGCATCCGCCACGTCACGGTCTATGGCATGGACAGCTCGCACCGCGAGGGCCGGGACCACGCCTACGACAACAGCGGCCAGAACGCGGCGCATGAAATGGAGTTTGTTTTTCAGGGCAAAAGCTACATGGCGACCGGCACATGGGCCGCACAGGCGCAGATGTTCGCCGATCTTTATCCCCGCTTTGTCAAGGCCGGCATGCGGATTGACGTGAAGGGCGACGGCCTGCTTCCCGCAATGTGGAAAGCTGCGCACGAAAAAATGATTGATGACCTACGGAGCACCCATGACAACGCCGACGAAGCTCAGGGCTAAGTTCTTCAAGGACGACGACACGAAGCTCGACATGGTCGAAATCTCGTGGATCGGCGAAGGCCAGACCCTCATCCGCAAAGCGACGCCGCAGGACGTGGCCCGCTTCCCGCTCGAGTGGCAGGCGCATGAGGCCGGCAAGGGCGAAATCGAGATCAAGGGCACGCCGTTGACGGAAGTGCCAGGCATCGACAAGGGCCTCGCCATGGCGCTGCGATTGAAGGGCGTTCGCACGGCCGAGGAACTGGCGGGGCTTGATGAGGCAGCGGCCAAAGGGCTCGGAATGGGTATTTATACCTTCGGCAAGGCCGCGCGGAACCTGCTCGCCGCGAAGAAGCTCGAGGCGTTGGAAGCGCTGCAAGCCGAAGCGCCAAAGCGGCGCCGCACGGAAGCGGATCAGCCGGCAGCCGGATAAGGGGGACACCATGGCCAGCACCATTGCGGTTTACAAGGGCGGCATTCTGCTCGGCACGGGCTCGGCCTCAGCCGGATCTGCGTCGCTTACCAGCTATAGCGGCACGGCGCCGACTGACGGGCGAAATGTCGTCATCCACGTCACGCAGGCCGGCACGCACGTCGGCCGCTCGTGGGCGAGCAAGGTGCTGTCTGGATCAGGCACCGCGACGCTGACGATCCGCGACGTGTGTCCGTTCGTGGGTGCCTGATCTGACGTTTCACGCGTTTCACGTGAGACGGGGGGCAGATGGAGCCCCAATATGTGCCGCGTCGAGACTATCGAAGTCACCAGTTTGCCGTTTCGTTTCTTTCGTGACGAGTGCCCGTGTCTGCCTGCCCCGGTCGAGTACGTCGAGTTCCGGGTGGATGAGGCGAACACCTACTGCGTGAGCATCGCGCGCGCCCGCCGTAACCCGGCGCAGTGGCCCGCCATCGCCGCCGCCTATGCCGAATGGGCGCGGCCCGTCCTGCGTCTCACCGATCAGCGAAAAACCCGCGTGCGCGTTAGAGCCGGGGCTTTAGCTCTTGAGCCTGCTTACGATCCTACAGGACGCTAGCGACCGCATCGGCCTCGTCCGTCCCACGTCTGTCGTCGGCGCGTCCGATCATCAGGTGCGCCAACTCCTGAGCCTGTCCAATCAGGTCGGGCAAGCGCTGATGCTGCGGCATGACTGGCAATGGGCGGTGACGGAGACGACGTTTACGGCGACCGCGACGGAAACGCAGTCTGGCGTGATCCCGTCGGGCCTGCTGCGGATCGTGCCGAACACGTTCTGGAACCGGACGGCTGACAGGCGCGTGGCTGGTCCCGTGTCGGCGCAGCGCTGGCAGGCCGTCAAGGCGGGGCTCGTAGTGCAGCCCTGGGACAGCTTCCGGATCAGGGGTAACAGCCTGATCATGTCGCCGGTCCCGACCGCTGGCGACAGCATGGCGTACGAGTACGTGTCTCGATACTGGTGCATGGGCGCGGGCGAGACGACGCCGGATCAAGACGCCTGGGCGGCCGATACCGACACCAGCATATTCCCCGATGAGCTGCACACACTGGGCGTCGTCTGGCGGTACCAGAAATCGCGCGGGCTCGAGTACGCCGAGACCTTCCGCGACTTCGAGGTGATGCTGGCGCAGCTGATCGGCAACGATGGCGGCATTGCGGACATCGTATTGACGCCCGGGAACGACGAAGCGGCGTTTGAGCCCTACGTTACCGATGGCAACTGGAGCATCAGCTGATGCTGGCGGTGCCGGTTGCCACCACGAGAGCAGGAAAGGCGCGGGCGCGGCTGACGCGGACGGTTCCGGTGCCTGCTCCGGTCGAAGGCTGGGACGCCTCAAGCGCGCTGGCCAGCATGAAGCCGCTTCGGGCGGTGGAATTGCTGAATTGGTTCCCACAACCCGGCTGGCTCGAAGTCCGCAAGGGGTTTCGCTATCACAGCTGGGGCATGGGCGCGGCCACGCCGGTCGAAAGCTTGATGGTCTGGCAGGGGCCGGGTGGGTCCAAGCTGTTCGCGGCAGCCGGTGACACGATTTACGACGTGACCAGCAACGCCGTTGCGTCGTCAGCGGTGACCAGTCTCAGCAACGCCCGCTTTCAACACACGATGATGCGGACCAGTGCAGGCGCGTTCCTGTGGGTCTGCAACGGCGAGGATGCGGCACGGCACTACAACGGCACTACTTGGGCAAGCCCGTCGCTGACCGGCGTTGCGGCCGATGACATTGTGTCGGTGTGCCTGCATAAAAAGCGGCTATGGTTTGTCATCAACGACAGCACCAGCGCTTACTATCTCGCAACCGACGCGGTCGCCGGGGCTGCAACCGAGTTCCCTCTCGGCGCCAATTTCTCGCGCGGCGGATACCTGCTGGCGATGGCGACGTGGACCCGTGACGGCGGCAGCGGTGCCGACGATTACGCGGTGTTCATCTCGAGCCGTGGTCAGGTGGCGGTGTATCAGGGCACCGATCCGAGCTCGGCCAGCACCTGGGGCCTTGTCGGTGTGTTCGATGTGCCCACGCCCATTGGCCGGCGCTGCTTCACCCGCTACGGCGGCGATCTGCTGCTGTTGACGCTCGAGGGCCTGTTCCCGCTTAGTCAGCTGCTCTCCGTCGATCAAAGCCAGGCAGAGCGGGTCGCGATCACCGAGCGTATCTCGAGTGCGTTCAACGATGCGGCAGCAAGCTACGGCAGCCTATGGGGCTGGGAGGCGTGTGTGTTTGCGGCGGGGACGCGGCTGTTCGTCAACATCCCAACATCCGAGAACGCCACAGCCAAGCAATATGTGATGAACACGCTCACGGGCGCGTGGTGCGAGTACGACAATCACCACGCCAACTGCTGGGCCGTCTACAACGACCAGATCTATTTTGGGGGCATGGACGGGCGAGTGTACCGCGCCAACACCGGACGCGCTGATGTGGCGACCGCGATTACGGCTGTCGGCCAGACGGCGTATCAGGCGCACGGCACCGCCAACGTCAAGCGGTTCTCGCTACTAAAGCCGCTCGTGACCGCCACGGGCACCAATCGCCCCGCGCTCGGCATCTCGCTTGACTTCTCCGAGACGGAAACGCTGTCGAGCCCGCCCGCATCGCAGTCCGGTACGCAGGCCAGATGGGATAGCGCGACGTGGGATGTCTCGACATGGGAAAGCACGGTGGCCGAGGTCAACGACTGGGCCAACGTCGTCGGCATCGGCGCCTTCGGGTCGATCAAGTTCCGCGCTCAGACGGGTGTGCAGGTCGGCGGCTCGGCCTGGGGCGTTTCCGCGTGGGGCTCGGGTGCCTGGGGTAGCGACGGCACGTCTGACGAAACAATGCGGATTAACGGGTTTCTCGTCACCTACGAGCCTGGGGGCGTGATCTGATGCAGACCGACATGGGCGGCTATCAGCCGTGGCAGGCGGGCACGTCGGGGTCGCTGACAGCCTACGAACCGACATGGCGCGACAAGCTCGCTCGCGTGCTGATGGGCGACCAACGGGCAAGCCCGGAGCGCGCACGACTGGTGGAAGGGCTTACCGGCTCGCGCGGCATGGGTAGCCCAGGCTTGGGCGTGGTCGATGCGGTCCCCGGCGTGGGGCAAGCGCTCCAAGCGCAGGAAGCCGTCAGATCCGGCGATACTGACATGCTCGCCATGGCGCTGATGCCGGGAACGAAGCAGGTCAAGGCCGCAACCGGCGCTGTGGACGATGCGGCAAGGACCGGCATTCGCGCCTATCACGGCTCACCGCACGACTTCGACCGCTTCGACATGTCCAAGATTGGCACGGGAGAAGGGGCGCAGGCGTATGGCCATGGGCTGTATTTTGCGGAGAGCCCGGCAGTAGCGGAGACATACAAGGGCGCTGGACCTAAGCAGCAATGGTCACAACTGGACCCGCCAAAAGTTGACGGCAAGATGTACGAGGTCCGTATCAACGCCGATCCGAATGATTTCCTCGACTGGGACAAGCCGCTATCGCAGCAGAGCGAGAAGGTTAGGGGGGCGGTAAGCGGCGTACGCAAAACGTGGGATGACTTCTACAACCTAGCGCTTCGGTCAGGATTTGACGAAGCTGGTGCGCGAAGAAATGCAGACACGAGGTTTTCCGCGCAAAACGCATCAGACCCCATCGGTGGGGCAATCATGCGCGAACTATCCGGCGGACTAATTCCAAACAAGACTAAAGCGCAGGTTGGATCGGAACGCCTCCGCGACGCAGGCATTCCTGGCATTAAATACCTTGACCAAGGCTCTCGCACTGCTGGTGAGGGGAGCCGAAACTACGTCGTGTTCCGCGACGACATCATCGACATCGTGAAAAAATACGGCATCGCCGCCGCTGCCAGCATGTACGGCATGGATCAGGTGCAGCGGGTGATGCTGGCCGATCAGCTTCAGCCGGCAGCGCAATGAAGCTCATCGCCGGCCACGATCAGACCGTCATCGAATGGGCTTCCCGCGTCAACGGCGGGCTCGGCCGCACGCCGGACGTGGCTTTGGGCATCATCGACGATGACGGTGTGCTGCGGGGCGCGCTGCTGCTCCACGCCTACAACCCTTGGACGGCAGAGCTCGAAGTGCACGGGCGCGTGTCAAACGATGTCGCTAAGGCGTTTTTCCCGTGGGTGTTCGCGCAAGGCGTGACGCGGCTCGAGATCAAGGCTGCGAAAAACAACAAGGGCACGAAGAAAGCCGCGCCCAAGTGGGGCTTCGCGTTCGATGGCGTTCGGCGTGCCTACTACGGCCCGCACGGTGACGCGCTGTGCTGGTTCATGACGCCGGCGAACTGCCGATGGCTAAAAAGGAAAGAGGCACATGGGATCGAAGCCTAAGGCCCCGGCACCGATGGACGTGGGCGCTGTGACGGCGGCTGCCACCAAGCAGAACACTGCCAATGCGTTCCAAAACGCCGCGTTCAATCGCGTCAACCAGACCGACGCGCTTGGAAACACGCTGACTTATGCGCAGACCGGCACCGATGCGCAGGGCAACCCGGTGTTTTCGGCCAATCAGTCGCTAGGCGAAACCGGCCAGATGTACGCGGGCGGTCTCGCGAACCTCGGCCAGCGTTACTTTGACACCGTAGGCAGCCGTCCGGACATGGGCTCCAACGCCGCTTTCGACCGTGCCTACGGCTACGCCAGCGCGAACCTCGAGCCCCGTTTTCAGCGCGCGACGGACCAGATGGAGAGCAAGCTGAGGAACCAGGGCTTTGAGCGCGGCTCTGAGGCCTTCACCAACGCGAACAACGATCTCGCTTTGCAGCAGAATGAGGCCCGCAATAACCTCGTCACGCAGTTGCAGGGGCAGATGTTCCAGCAGGGCTTGGCCGACCGGCAACAGCAGTTGGGCGAACTCAACCCCGGCATCCAGTTCGGCAACAACGCGCTCTCGCTGGATCAGGTCAACGTCCCACAAGTCGGCGTCCAAAACGTTGATGTCGCCGGGCTCAATGCCCAAGCCTACAACCAGCAAATGCAGCAGTACCAGCAGCAAATGGCGCAGCGCAACGCCATGATTGGTGGTCTGGCTAGCATCGGCGGCACGCTGGCGGGCGCGGCGCTCGGTGGCCCTATCGGTGCAGGTCTTGGCAGATCAATCTTTGGCGGGGCGGCCGGAAGCACGGGCGGTGATGATTACCTAAGCGGATATGTCAACCGCAATTCATTTGGGGGGCCGCGATGACGCCTGCCGCTTTTTCCAATCCCTCGATGACGCCGACCGACGTGGACCAGCGCCGCAAGCTGGCGCAGGCGCTGCTCCAGCAGGGCACCGACGCCAGCCCCGTGGGGCACTGGACACAGGGCCTTGCGCGCGTCCTGCAGGGCGGCATGGGCGGATATTATGGCCGCACGGCTTCGGACGCGGAAAAGGAGGGCATCGCGTCGCGCGGCGCGTTCATGCAGCAGGCCATGAAAGATCCGGCGGGCGCAGCTGCTTCCGGCATCGGTAACGCCTGGACCACCGATATGGCCGGCAACATCGGGCAAAAGGTCATCGGGCAGAAGCTCGAGCAGTCCGACCCGATGTACCAGCTGCGCCGGCAGGCGATGCAGGCCGACATCGACGGCAAGGGCTTGGCGCAGAAAGTCACCGAAGCCAATCTCGCCCAGCTCAAAACTGCGACACCGGAATATCGCGCATCGGTTGCGGAAAATTATGGGCTGAGGCCTGGGACACCAGAATATAACTCGTTTGTGGTCAACGGCAAATACGAGGCGCCGGACCCGATCATGCAGAGCATCGCGGACAAGTTGCGTGGCAATGTGCAGGCGCCTCCGTCACCGATCCGGCCGCAGTCGTTCAATGGTCAAGACGGCGGACCCGGCGTGGTCCTCACCCAAGCCGGTGGGCAGCCAACGCCGCCGCCGCCGCCGATGGTCAACATCCCCGGCATAGGGCCAATGCCAAAGGATCAGGCCGAGACGCTTGGGCTTGGGCTTGCGCTGAAGGGCAAGGGCGATGCCGGCAAGATGATCATGGATGGCGTCAATGCCGACAGGCTCGGCAAGGAAGCCGCAAACGAGAACGACAAGAAAGCGTTGGCCGCCGTCGAAGGGCTGCAGCGCATGCGCACTATTGCTTCAGGGTTCAAGCCGGAGTGGCTGACCTACGAAAACAAGGCCAAGCAATACGGCATTAGCTGGGCCGACAGCTTCGAGGCGACCCGTAAGAAGCTGCCGCCCGAAATGGTCAAGGATCACGTCGAATATACGATGTTCAAGCGTGACGCGATTTCTAACCTTACACAAGGCATCAAGGACGCCACGGGCGCGGCTATGGGCATCCAAGAAGAAGCGCGCATTCGTGCGGGTCTGCCAGACCCGGAGAAGGACAACCCCTCGGCGTTCGAAGCCAAGTTGAAGGGCGCCGTCCGCGAATACGGGCTGACCATAGCGCGCACGCAATACCTCCGACGCAATGGTTTTCAGGGCGATGGCAACGCCGCAGCAATGGCGCTCCCCATTGGGCAATTCTCGCAACTCATCCAGCAGCGAACGAACCAGCTGCAACAGCAGATCCTGCAGCAAAATCCGCAGGCTGACCCGGCGCAGATCCAGCAAGCCGTCAAACAGGGCCTGCAGGCTGAATTTGGATTGGGGATTTAATGGAACCGCTTGACGGCATAGACCTCCTGTTCGGGACCGGCGGCATGCAGGCGACGCCGGTGCAAGATTCGGTGCCTCGTCCGCAGCCCGTGCCCCGGCCCGGTGCTGCAATCCCGGCGCAGCGGCCACGCCCACAGCCCATGCAGCCGCAGCAGGGACCGACAGCCCCAACTCAGCCTATCGACGGGGTAGATTTGCTGTTCGGCACGCCGACGCAACAGCAAGCGGCTCCGCAGCCGACCGCGCCCGCAGATCCGATGGCGGAGCCCGACGCTGCAACGTGGCTGGGCCGCCGTAAGCAGGACATCATGGGCAAGCGCGATCCGCGTTATGCGAACCTGCCAACGATTGCCGAAGTCACGATTAAGGAAGGCATCAACAACCCTGTGGGCGAGTCGGCGGCGTGGCTGGCGGGCACATCCGACAAGGGTATGGTCGGTGCGTACAAGGATATGCTCGGCCCGCGCTTTGTTGGCACCGAGCAGGACGCCAACGGCTACCCTGTTATTGTCTACAAAGGCCAGGATAGCAGCGAACAGCGGGCCTATGTCAATCAACCCGGCATCGACATACAGGACGTCGTGCGCGGCGGCATGGGCGTCGCGGCCAATGTCGGCGTTGGTCGCGGCATCAATGCGCTCACCAAGGGCGGCGCCCTTGGCTGGCGGGCGCTGGCGCAGATGTGGGGGCAGGGCGCGACCAGCGTAGCGCAGGACGTGGTTAATACGGCTTTGGGTGGCGACAATTTTGATGTTGGCCAATCCGCCATCAAAGCAGGACTATCTGGCGGGTTTGGCGCGGCAGGCGAATTTGCGGGCGCGGCGACGGGTGCCCTCTGGCGCAAGTTTGTGACGGAGCCGGGTCTCTACGACAAGGCCGCCGGTCGTCTGACGGCAAAGGGAGCGCAGGCAGCCAAGGACGCCGGGCTTGACCCGACAGACCTCAGCCAGGAGCTGCAGCAGGAATTTGCCAAGGGGATGGCTCAGACCGGCAACGCGACCATGGTTGCAAACAAGATCACCAACCGCGAGTTCGGTATCCCCCGCACCAAGGGCGAGCTGACGCAAGATGCCGGGCAATTGCTTAAGGAGCAGCACATCCGCTCGAGCAACTACGGGGCAGGTCCGGCCGACCGGATGAAGGCGTTGGATGAGCAGCAGCGGCAGGCTATCGAAAGCGCCGCGCTCGGCACTATCACGGACGGCACGGGCGCAACGCAGCCCGGATTGGCGCAGCGGATCGCTCCGGGAAGAACGTCTGCAGACTACGGTAAGGCAGAGGTAGGCGCGAGCATCCGGCAGAACACCGAAGAAGCTCTGTCCGCAGCGAAAGCCAAGGAAGACTTCGCGTGGTCTTTTGTGCCGCGCGATGTCACGCCAGAGACTGGTGCGCTGACCTCGCTTCGGCAGAAACTTAATGACAAGCTCGGTGCGTTTCCGGTGACGAAAGGTGGCGCGGCCGAGCGTATGGCGCAGGATCTTGACGCATTTCTAGCCGGAAAAGCGCCTGAAAAGGCCGCTAGCTGGATCAACTACGACCCCAAAGGCAACATTGACCAATTTCGCAAGCGCCTCAGCGCCCATCTGGCAGATGCGGAGACCCAAACGGAGAAGCGCGCCGCTGGCGCGATGTACGAGGCATTTAACGATTGGGTGCGAGAGGCGGCAGAGCAAGGTTTGCTCAAAGGCGCTAATCCGTTCGACGTTGGCAAAATGGCCATTGCCCGCGGTATCTCCCGCGACATCCATCAGATCTTTGAAGGAGAGCGCGGCACGGCCGGTGCGCGCATCCTGTCCGATGTCCTAAAGAAAGCCGACAGCGCCGAAGGCGTCGTCAATGCCCTGTTCACGGGGCCGACAGCACAGATCAAGGGCGGGACGCTCACGGCTTTGTCGAGCCTCAAGAAAGCCTATGACACGCACCTTGCGCCAGAGGCGGCCAAGGCCGCGTGGGACGATATACGCCTCGCCTATTTCCTGCGCATGGTGCAGGACAAGAGCGGCAAGGTGTATGGGGCGCAAGCGCTGCAGACCAACCTCAATCAGACGCTACAGACGCAGGCCAGCGTGGCGCGGATGCTTTACACCCCGGCCGAGATCAGCGCCATGCGCCGTTTTGCCATGTCTCTGCAGGGCATAGAAAAAAAGAACCTCAACCGCAGCTGGTCCGGTGTTTCGGCGGCGGGCTTTGCGCGAGATTTTTTCTCGAACATGATCGCCGCACTTGGCTTCAACAGCAGGCTGGCGCAGACGGTCGGCAACGTGGCGGGCGCTCGCGCCATCAAAACAGGATATGGCCACGCACTGGCCAGCGAGGCCATGTCCGGCGCTTTGCCAAGGCTTCCGGCGCCGTCCTACGGCGGCATCGGCGCGGCCATTGGTGCCCGCTCATCCGAAGACTGACAGCAGCCAAATCTTAGCGCCGATCTTGGCAGATTTTACAGCTAAAAAACCGGCAAGGAACATCAGTCCGGCCAGCGTCCAGTAGGACATGAAGCGCATACGGGGACCGTAGCGCTCAGAATGATGCGGCGCTAGCCGCGCGTCTGTTTCCTCCACATTACCGAGAAGGACCGCACCATGCCGAGAAACGGCAGTGGAACGCACTCGATTCCGAATATCTTCAGCTCGGGCACAACGATCTCGAGTTCGGCTGTCAACGCCAACTTTACCGACATCGCGACAGAGATCACCAACTCTCTGCCGCGTGACGGCCAAGCTGCGATGACGGGCCAGCTGCAGGCCACGGCGGGCAGCGCCACGTCACCGGGCATCGCGTTCTCAGGGGACACCAATACCGGTGTCTTTCGCAAGGCTGCCGACACGCTGGGCTTTAGCGCGGGCGGCACTGAGATCGCCAGCGCGACGAGCACGGCGTTCACAATTACGGGGTTGACGGCAACCTCTGCGTCCCTGACCACACCGACGATAGCCGGGGCAACGTTCAGCGGTACGCTCGCGGGCACGCCGACGTTTTCCGGGGCTCTTACCTTCTCCGGCGTGCCGACGTTCGCAGACGGGTTCACCGTCACGGGTGGCACGCCCACCATCCCTTCGATCAACATCGAAAACGCCGACACCACCATCACCCGCGCCTCGGCCGGCGTGATCGCGGTTGAGGGATCGAACGTGCTGCTGGCGTCGGGTCTGGCCAGCCAATCCGATCAAGAGACTGGCACCTCCACATCTAAGATCGTCACGAGCGGCACACAGAAATTCCACCCGCTGAGCCCCAAGGCGTGGGCACTGGTGACCTTCTCAGGCACGACGCCAAGCCTTGGGGCAGGGACCGGCTTCGCCAGCATCACCCGCAACTCGACCGGCAACTATACCGTGACGCTGTCAACGGCGATGTCGAGCACAGCCTACGCGATTTTCTACACACCGCATGCGGTCAATGGCCGGACGTGGATGGTCAACCTGTCGCGCACAACGAGCACGTTCACATTCTCCGTCCACAACACAGACGGATCTGGTGTCGAAAGCATCGAGTGCTCAATCATGGTTTTCGGAGATCAATAAATGAGCCGCGATGCTTCGGGCACCTACACGGCGCCGTCCAACAGCTTTAACCCCGCTGTCGAAGGCCAAACTATTGATGAAAGCGATTGGAACACGACGCTTCAGGACATCGAAGACGCGCTAACCGATAGCCTGTCGATCTCCGGCAAGGGCAAGGTCACGGCGCATGTGGACTTCGACGAGACCACGGTTGCAAGCCCGTCAGCCAACGTCGGGCGGCTCTATGTCGCCGATGTCGGTGGCGTGACGACGCTGAAGTTCAAGGACAGCGGCGGAACCGATTACAACCTGCTGCTTTCGTCGCCGGGCCTCGCCTATACGTTCTCTACTTCGACGACGACCAACGCGGACCCCGGCTCTGGCTACGTCCGTTTCAACAACGCCACGCTCGGGTCTGTCACCGAAATCGCCATTGATGACAACGACGCGAACGGCGCCGACCTGTCGGCCTTCGTGCTGACATGGGATGATGTCGGCACCTCGGATCGCGGCACGCTGATCATCCAGAACCGCACTGCGCCCGCAAACGTCGTCATATTTACCATTTCCGGAGCTTCGACCGATGAAAGCGGTTTCACGCGCCTTGCTGTCACCTACGTCACGCATGCGGGCTCGTTCAGCGCAAACGCGCCGTTGGGCGTCACCTACACCAAGCCTGGCGCGACGGGTGCAACGGGTGCGACGGGCTCGAATGGCGCGGCGGGCACCAACGGCACCGATCCCGGCATCCGTTGGCTGTTTGACAGCAGCACGACGACTAACGCCGACCCCGGCAGCGGCGATCTGCGGCTGAACAACGCCACGCTGGCCAGCGTCACCGAGATCGCGATCAGCTACAGCTCGGGTGAGACCGGCAACCCGAGCGTGGAAAACTTCGTCAAGGCTTGGGACGACAGCACCACGACGGGAACGCGCGGGACGCTGATCTTGAAGAAAGCGTCGGCGCCTGAGAATTTTGCCATCTATACGATCACGTCTGCAATCACGGATGGCACCACCTACGGGCGCTTTACGCTATCCTATGTGGCTGGCTCCGGCTCATTTTCGAATACCGACACACTTGCCGTCCAGTTTGTGCGCACGGGCGACAAAGGGGCGGATGGCGCCGGCACAGGCGACGTGACAGGCCCGGCAGCCTCGGTGGACAGCGAGATTGCGCTGTTCTCATCCACGACGGGCAAGGTCATCAAAAGGGCGAGCACGACAGGCTTGCTCAAAGCGTCGTCGGGCGTCATTGCGGCGGCGGTAGCGGGCACCGATTACGTCGCGCCCGGTGGCGCGTTGGGCACGCCGTCTTCCGGCACGCTCACCAACGCGACAGGCCTGCCGATCTCGACGGGTGTTTCAGGGCTGGGAACGGGTGTTGCGACGTTCCTTGCGACGCCATCCAGCGCGAACCTCGCGGCGGCGGTGACGGGAGAGACTGGCAGCGGCGCACTGGTGTTTGCCACATCGCCAACGCTGGTTACGCCGATCCTAGGCACGCCGACATCCGGGACGCTCACCAACTGCACGGGTTTGCCTGTTGCGGGCATCACGTCGTCAACCTCCACGGCGCTCGGTGTCGGGTCGCTAGAGCTCGGCCACGCGTCGGATACGACGCTGGCAAGATTGGCCGCAGGCGTGCCAACGGTGGAGGGTGTCGCTGTCGGTCTGCAGGGCTACGCGACGACGGCAACCGCCGCAGGCACGACCACGCTTACCGTGTCAAGCGCGCGGTATCAATTTTTTACAGGCACCAGCACGCAAACGGTTGTCCTTCCAGTGACATCGACGCTGACGACGGGGTTCAGGTTCACCGTCGTCAACAACTCGACCGGCGTCGTCACGGTTCAGTCCTCCGGCGCCAACAATGTCTTAGTGATGGGGCCAAGCTCGGAAGCGGATTTTGTCTGTATTCTCACCTCCGGCACGTCGGCAGCCAGCTGGCAGGCGCTCACCCGCTACCAAAATACGCCGATCAATTCGCAGTCTGCAGCGTACACCACCGTGTTGTCGGACGCCGGCAAGACCATCCTGCACCCGACAGCCGACAACAACGCGCGGACGTTCACCATCGATAGCAACGCCAACGTGCCCTACCCCATCGGAACCGTGATTTCGTTCGTCAACCAGATCAATACGGTAACGATCTCCATCACCTCCGACACGATGACGCTATCGAGCGCGGGCACCACCGGCTCGCGCACGTTGGCGGCAAACGGCGTGGCTACAGCGATCAAAGTGGCATCGACCTCTTGGATGATTTCTGGATCGGGGCTGACCTAATGAATATCGGAACGTCACTCATCCTGCAGGCGACGGGTGCAGAGCTGCAATCGTGGCCGGATCTGCCGCAAAGCATCGTTTACAAGGGCGAGACGCGCACGGGCGCGATTGTCGGGGCGCAGCTCGGCGGTGATGCCCTGCTGGTGGAGCGTGTGTTAGACGCCGTGCCGCCGGACGGCAACCCGCCTGTGACCGGCGAGAATGCGCAATTTGACGGCACAAAAGTCGTGGTTACGCGCACCTACGGCGCGGCGGACCTCGTGCCATTGAAAGCCGAGGCAAAGGCGCAGATCGACCGGCAAGCCGAGGACGCGCGCCAGCGCTACATCACGGCCGGCGCTGGTCAGGCGTTGGAGTACCAAGAGGCAGCTGAAGAAGCCGTGCGTTATGCTGCGACGGGCGGCGCCGGGGCTTATCCCATGCTGCAAGCGTCCGTCGATGCGGGCGAGGCGCCGGACCTGGCCTCGGCGGCAGCGCTGATTACAGCTCGGGAAAATGCGTGGGCCACCATCGGCGCGAACATTCGTCGGCTGCGGCTCAGCGCTAAGCGGGCGGTGGATGCGTCAACGACCGTGACGCAGATTAGGGCAGCAGCGCAGGTGGAGTGGCCCTTATGCCCGGCATCCTAAACAGTTTGCTCGGCCGATCCGGTGCAGCTGCCGTCACCTATGCCACGTGGAACCCATCGGCCCTGGGTTCTGGCACGTCGCTCTCCGGCGGCAACCGCACATCGGCGAGCACCGGCAACACGTCGGATCTGGCGACGGGCGGCAAGGCGTCTGGAAAGTGGTATGCGGAAATTACCAAGGACAGCGGCTCGACGGTGCTGATCGGCGTTGGTAATGCCAGCGCCGGCCGCGCGTCGTTTCCGGGGCAGGACGCCAACGGATGGGCGGTGTACTCGTCCAACGGCAACAAGTACAACTCCGGGTCTGGCTCCGCCTACGGCACATCGTATACCAACGGCGATGTGATCATGGTCGCGCTGGATATGGACAATGGAAAAGTTTGGATGGGCAAGGCCGGAACCGGGTGGTTTAACTCGGGAAATCCGGCGGCCGGGACCAATGCGGCGTTTACCGGCCTGACGGGAACGCTGTATATTCTCGGCGGCGGCGACGGTGGCGCACGCCAAATGACGGGCAACTGGGGGCAAGCTGCGTTCACCGCCACCCCACCGTCAGGATTTTCCGCATGGACCGTATAAGGCTTTTCTCGATCGTGTTTGTCGCGCTGGTTGGCGTGTCGATCTATGCCCTCGTTGAATCAAACCGGCCATGGCAGCCGCTGATCTGGGTCGAGTGGACCGCGAAGAAGTAAGCAATTCGGGTTGTCTCGCGTATCCCCGACGATCGAGAGAGACACCCGCATGACACCCGCATCTATCCGCAACAACAACCCCGGCGCGATGGAGCCCGGCGCAAGCTCGAGAAAATTCGGGTCCACGGCCTTCGAAACCCTGAAGTGGAAAGGGCCGGACGGCAAGCCGCGCACCAACCGCATCGCGACGTTCCCGACGCCGCAGCACGGCGCGGCGGCTCAGTTCCACCTGCTGGCCTCGAGCAAGCACTACTGCGGCCAGCCTCTCGCCAAGGCGATCACGACGTGGTGCGGTGGCTACTCGGCCGGCACCTATGCCTCCGTGCTCAAGACCCGTGCCGGCGTCGATGGCGGCACCGTGCTCACCCGCGAGCTGATCGCCGATCCGGCCTTTGCCGTACCGTTGGCGAAGGCGATGGCCTTTCAGGAGGCTGGGAAGGCCTTCCCGCTGGATGATGACGGCTGGGCACAAGGACACAGCATGGCGTTCGGCGACGGCCTGGCGCCCGCTCCCAGCCCCGAGAACGACGTGCCGAACCAGAAGCCAGAGGCAAAGACGCGCGAGCAGATCGGCACCGCCGCGGACATCGCGGCCAAAGCCGGACCACCGGCGGTCATATCGATTTACATCAGCGTCATGCAGGCGTGGCAGCAGGTCGCCGACCAGATCGCAGGGTTCTTTGCTTGGATGGTTGCGAACCCGATGTCGTTTGGCGTCGCTGCCGTGGCGTGCGGGCTGCTCTGGCTGTCTAAGAAAGCGGAGAGCTGGTCATGATCCAGATTGCAGCATTGCTGGCCGGCTGGCCGGCTCGTATTGGCATCATCGTGAGTGCCGTCGTGGCGTTGATCGGGTTGCGTGCGTGGGACGTGTCGCACCAACAGGCCAAAGGCGCTGTCAAAGCCGTGGCCAAGATCGAGAAGGCCACCGACAATGCAACCAAGCTCGGCAAGCGCGCTGCTGATAACTCTAGCTCTGGCCGGGTGCGCGGGGAACGAGATCCCTCTACCCGCAACGACTAAGGTGCTGGACGACATGCCGCGCGTCCAAAACAGCACGAGGGCCCCTTGCTGGCTTCAGCAGCAGATTGCGGCCCAAAATTCCTACGTAGACAGCATACGTTTTAAGTCAATTCGAGTATATTCAGCGCCATGCAAATTCGATAAATCCCCGCAGCAAGTCGCGTCCGCGAGGTAGGGACCATGAGCGATGCGCTGGGATTTCGAGACGGGGATCGAGTTCGGCCGGGCTCTGGAACACATTCGCGAGCACGACGAACAGATCGCGAGCCTCGATACCCGAGTAACACAGGTCGAGAGCAAGGTTTTGCTAGCCGAAAGCTGGATAGGCCGGATCGCGGCGGCCGGCGGACTATGGGCGGCGGGAACTGGTCTCAATCTCTCAGCCGAGAGCGTCGGCCAGATGATCGCGCGATTGTTCCGTTGAAACACACCTGTTGGATCGGGATTGCCGTTGTCCTTGTCGGCCTTGCAAGGGTTGGCTGGCATGCTGTGATGGCTCACTAGCCGCGATCCAATCCCGATCGCGACACGGCACGCACTCGACACCTAGACGCCCGACGTAGACCTGCTGTCCCGGCCACGAGATGGAGCCGCATGTCCGACAGCACGCAGGGCTGGGAGGCGTGGCAAGGCGCATCGGACGGGCCTTTCTTCAGCGCTGCGCTGTTGGTTGAAAACGACACGTTCCGCTGAGGTTTGTCCATCCCGGAACCCACTCACCGCGCTGGTCGATGCAAGTCACGCGAGGATCGCGTGACGGCGGAGTCATCGCTGTGCCGTAGGCGATGGCAAAGCACATCCCAACGAAGGCGATGGCCAAGGCGTAGGCGTTGTGCGGCTGCATCAGTTGGGCCTCCTGTAAGCGGCAGCGCCGCTCTGTTCGTTGTGGGAATATTTACTGTTCCGCTTGACGTGTCAATATGTGTCGTGCATTTTCACAACATGATTTCCACAACGCGCCACCTTAGAGGATACGTCCGCCCGCTGCCCCGGCTCACTGCCGCCGGGCAAGAGGCTGGACTGATCGCGCACGGCGTTGCGGCGGATAAGGTCTATGTCGAGGGGCGCGGAGACGAGACGCTGGCGGCGTTGGTCCGGTCCCTCCGCAAAGGCGAGGCAATCGCGGTCATGCGGCTCCACGTTCTGGCACCGCCGAAGCTCCGCACGGCAGACCGCCCCCGCCGCGAGCTGTGGGCGGCAATCCGCTTGATAGAAGCCAAAGGCGGGCACGTTTTCGAAGTTGAAAGCGGGCGCAGCACGGCAGACAGGGCCGAGCGAGACGATATGATCGCAGACGCTATCGAGGCGTTGACGCACTCCGGACGTTCGCCGCGCAAGCGGGACGGCGCGGGACGCCCGCCAAAGGCGTTCACGCCGGAGCAGACGGAGCAGGCACGCGTGGCGTGGTTCAGCCTGCAACACCGCACGAACAAGGCCGCGATCCAGGCCAGCCCGAAAGGCTGGACGATGACGCGGAGCTACCAGAAATTCGGCCCCTCGGGGCGTACAAACTAGGAGCCGAGCATGGCGCGGGACAAGCATGGGAGGAACATCGAGCCCGGCGACGTGCTCAAGGTGTTCCACTACATCGGGGCGCGCGGCAAGCGCTGCTACATGTACCAGCAGGCCCTGCGCTACGCCAAAGGGCGCCTGCTGATCAGCCACCTGAACCGGATTGACGACGGCGAGCCGTGGGAGATCGGCAAGAACTATTACAGCGTCGGCGGCAACGAGCGCCTTCACGACTACGAGATCGTGCAGAGCGTCGATGCCAAGCTGGAGCAGCGGCCCAAGGCGGTCGCCTAACAACGGAGGCTCTGCCGTGGAGATACGCGAGCACGGAGCGATGGACGGTTTCGAGGTTGACCTAGAGGCTGACGATACGATCACCATCGTCCGCACAAACGGCTTTGAGCCAAGCGACATGATTGACATGACGAAAGCGCAAGCCGTGACGCTGATCGCGTGCCTGCAGAAGATGGTTGCTGAAAAAGCGCAATAGGGTAGGCACCGATGCTCAACGCTCCGAACGGCAGAGTCTGGGCTTGCGGTCGCGAGATCAAGCCGCACGACATGCCGCCTGGATATATCCTGTATCGAGACGAGGGCGGATCGTACTGGTGGGAGCGCTGGGGGAAAGGGCCGCACAAGCAGGGCCGGATGTTCGACGACAAGTGGGCGGCGCGCCGAGACGCCATTGAGGACAGCAAGTCAAACTGAGGAGGGACGAGTGCAGGTGAACCAGGGGCGCACCTATGAAAACGTGCCATTGCGGAAATCATGTGTTCACGCCATCAAGCTACTGGCACGTGGTGCTGATGTCGCCAGATGACGTCGGGCTGGTGCGTGGCGCTCTGAGCATCACCTCGTACCCAAGTCGCAAACCGAAATGCGCCACAGCCTATTGGCCGAACGGCAAGGTCTATCGCAAGCTGCATATGATGGTGATGCCGCCGATGCCTGGACGTGTCGCTGACCACAAGAACCGCAACCCGCTCGACAATAGGCGTGAGAACTTACGGTATGCCACCATGGGGGAGAGCGCTCGCAATAGGTCTCTCAGGCCTGGGTACACGGGGTTCCGTGGCGTCCAGATAAGCCGCCGCCCTGGAACGTTTGATGCCTTCATCATGAAGGACCGTAAGAGACATTATCTCGGCAGGTTTGACACCGCAAATGAAGCTGCCAAGGCATACAACGATGCCGCCGTGCGGCTGCACGGTGAATTTGCAGTTCTTAATCAGATCGACGACGTGGTGGGCGCGGCAGGGATCGAACCTGCGACCGCTGGTGTGTAAAACCAATGCTCTACCGCTGAGCTACGCGCCCGAGTGAAGTTGAACCTACGGAACACTTTGTTAATTTGCGCTAACCATCTGAAACTAAACGACTTGACTACGATTTCAGACACTGGCGCGCATCGGTGTAAACAAAGCGCTCCGTCGTCGCCAGATTGGTTTCATTGGGATTCTGCAGCGTTGACAATGGCTGCTGTGGCAGGATTCGGCAGCTTTGGTGAGAAAACAGGTTCGGGCGGACAGGGGAGCACTTTGTTACTTCCGCACGATCCTGAGCGCTACAGCCTGCGCCGATGGGGCTGAGTAATCTGCGGACGGGTGGAGATAGATGCCCCGAGTTGTCGCGCTGTCCCTGTGCCCCAGCTGGCGGCTGATCCGCTCGACCTCAACGCCGCCCTCTAGCGCTAAGGTCGCGTGGGTATGCCGAAGGGTGTGCGGCACCACATCGGTCAGCCCAGCCCGCCGGCACGCCTCGCTGAACCCCTTGCGGATGGATTGGACGGGCGCCGCGTCCCATTCGATGACGTGCCCCGTCAGGGCCCCGGCCTTCGCCTCGAGCAGATGCAGCCGGAGTTCCGGCGTCATGGCGACCTTGGCCGCGGCCTTCCGCGCTCGCTTCTGCAGCGGGTTTTCAGGCTCCATCTGTTGGAAATCAATGGTTCCGGCGTCGAAGTCCACACGGTCCCAAGTCAGGGACAGGATCGCGCCAGACCTAGCTCCCGTCA